GATGTTGGCCCCGGAAGCTTGCCGAGTGCATAGGCGGCGAAGCCCAGGCACACGCTGCAGATGAACGAGGCCCAGCAGAAGTAGGTCACGACGCTGGCGACCCATTGGATGGGCGTTCGCCTCGGTTCGCGCTCGCAATGCAGATGCTCAAGCTGGAGTGGGTCGAGGAGGCGCCTCATGGCTTCACGCTCCTGCAGGCCGTGTAGATCATCTCGCTGGCCGTGCCGTGGGTGACCTTGTCGGCCACATCGAGCACGTTCGCGACGCCGTACAGCACGAGGATGGCGCCGGCGACGAAGATTCCTTCGAGCCAGCTCATGCGGACCTCTGTGCGAGCGATTGAGGACCGGCGCGACGGCGCTGGACACGGCCCATCACCCCGGCATCGGAGCGAGCGATCGACCAGCCGCAAGAGTGCCCTCTGGCACAGAGCCACTGACCGACGGGCTCCGTGAAGAAAATCTGACCCCAGAGGTAGCTATGCCCGTCAGCACGATGTGGGTTGAGCTGCGGGCGACTCATTCCGGCACCTCGACCAGGTTGCCGAAATCGTCCGCGGCGGCGAGCCCGCTGGTGTGCCAGGCGCGGCCTTCGTCGTCGTAGCGGGTCGCGTTCCAACGCGACCGGCCGGACTCCTTCTCGGCGAGGGGATCGTGGCGAAAGAGCGAGTAACCGCCATGCCCCCTCCTCTTGTTGGTGACGTAGCCCACCTCGTCCCAGTATCGGAACGGGGAGGGCGCGGGGGCTGGCAGCGCGACCAGTTCGCTGTCCTGCGCGTGGCGAATGCCGCGCAGCAGGTGGGGGACCTGGGGCTGATCCGGATCAGCCTCGAAGCCTGTGAGGAAGCTGGCGAGGCCCGCGAGTAGCGGTCCGAGCTGGGGTGCCGCTTTCGCGGCGGGGAAGGAAAGAACCATGTCGACCTCCGTCGTTGTGACGGGGTCGGATATTAGTCATGACTAACGATTGGGTCAATAGGCATGACTAACGGAGGTGCGGCAAATATCGAGCCTCAACTAGAGACGGCAGTCCTCAATGCACCAGCTCACCTTCGCCGAGTGGTTTCCAGACGAGATCCAAGAGTTGATGGTGGGGGACCGATTGAACCTCTGGACCCATGGGGAGACCGAATTCATCAATGTCTATCGGCCGAGAAGCATAGGAGGACAGGGCCTCGTCGGGCGGATATCAAAGGATGCAAACCGCTGGCTAAACGTGGCTCTTTCTGCAGGAACAAAAATCTGGCTTGAAGTTGCCGCAATGCCCGCGGGGCGACTTGAACTGGTCGCACGGATGGAGACAGAGGAGGATAAGCAGGCCGCCACTGCGGCCTTGCGGGCGCGTCGCGTCAAAGAGCTGGCTCGACCGACGCGCGTAATCAGGCCTTTCACCCTTCCGATCCGAACCAAAGCGCCTTATGGCTTCAACGTGGGACAGCGATTCACGCTTCAGCTAGAGCCGTTAGAACACTATCTGACGGCGTGGCAGTTTCAGTCTCGTTTGCAATCTGTCCACGATGGCCACGGGGCGTATGTCGCCGGTGATACGGAGGGGAAGCTTCGTCTTACTCGGGTCTGGATGCACGGCGCAGCCACGATAGAGGTGCAATCTCTCGATCCCCGCCTCCACACAGCCGGCGACGGTGAGCATTGGTGGGACGAAGTCGGTGCAGTCGTGCTGGTGTCGCACTTGCCTTGAGCAGCAGTTGACCCTAGTCCTGATCACTTCCCCACAGATCACGCTGCGCGTTTGGTCGCACCGGAAACTGGATCACGTTGTTGCGCGCCCGTGGTTTTAAAAGCGCCGTGTTTCGTTGCAACGTAGCGCAGTACTGTCAGTGCTTCCTCTCGACCTGCCTTGGTCAGGCCTTGAAAGATCGCGAGCAACTCACGACTTTGGACATCGAGCGAATCTTTGGCGGGCTCGGTCGCCGTCGACTCGTCAAGTGACGCGATTGGACCGATACCGGTGGCAAGCCACTTCGGGGAGCACTGGAGGGCTGCTGCCGCCAAAAGCAACGTTTCGCCCGAGATTTCCTTGGTGCGCCCGTTCCTCCACTGCGCGACCGAGGCTGGCTTGACGCCGGCTGCACGCGCCAAGTCAGCCTGCCTCAGCTGCAGCGCCTCCATCCGTTGGGTAACCCGATCTGCTAGCGAGCTCATTAGCCAAGCCTAACTGCCATGGGATTAGGCATGCTTGACTGATTCATTAGTCATGACTAACAATGCACGCCTTATGCCCAGAACCGCTAGCGAAATTGTTAGAGCCCTTGGCGGGACGAACGCTGCTGCGCGTTTCTTCTGCGTGCGGCCGCCGAGTGTCTCGGGATGGCTGAAGGCCGGCCTGATACCGGACGAACGGCTGATCCCGTACGCCGCGAAGCTTGAACGCCAGCCAGGCATCGAGTTCAGCAGGCTCGCGCAGTGGCCGGAGAGGGCCGTCGAAATCTGGCCCGAGCTTGCTGCTGCGGTCTGCTCGCCGGTCCATGAGGAATAGCGGAGGGGGCGAGAGGCCTGATGGCCGAGCTTTGTCCATTGAGATTGCGTTGCATGACGTCAGTCTCTTTTTTTTGTCGGTTCCAGGCGATCCGACGCGTTCCGACAACGTCGGAACCTGTCGGAACCGAGCGGAAACGCTGTGAGGTTCTATGAAAGAAGAGCAGGTATTCGAGGATGACCTAGACGCGCTGCGAGCGACGGTGCAGGCGCTGGGTGGTAACAAAACCGTGGGTGCACTGCTCTGGCCCGACAAGACGCCCGAGGGCGCAGGCCGGTCCATGGCGGACTGCTGCAATCCCTCGAGGTCGGAGCGGCTGAATCCGTCGCAGCTGCTGTTCCTGATGCGCTTGGCGCGCGAGCGGGGCTGTCACACCTTGGCGGAGCACTTCATGCTCGAGGCCGGCTACGCGGCACCGGTGCCGGTCAACCCGCAGGATGAGGCCGATCGGGTCCTCAACAAGATGGAGGCCATGCTGCAGTCCGTGGGCGTCCTGGCCGACCGGCTCGAGCGCCTGCGCAAGCCAGCACACGTCCGGGCGGTCGGATGAGACCAGCCGGAGAAATACGCCAGGCGCTCTTCGAAGCGGCCGTGGCCATGACGACCCCAGACCGGTCGCCGACGCTCCTAGAGCTCGCCCATCGTGCGCAGGTTGGATACGTGGCCGCTCGGCGGACAGTGGACAACATGCGCCGCGCCGGTGTCCTCGTTCCCGTGCGGCAGCGCACTGTCGACTACCGCGCCCAGCCGGTGATGGAGTACTGCCCGCGCAAGCGAGTCGAGCAGGTGGTGCGCAAGCCGTGCGCGCTGCGGGAAGTAATCTCGGCCTGGTCGACGGCGGCGGTCTAAGAGATGGCCGACCAGTCGAAGAAGCTGCCCGATATCAACTTCGGGGCGCTCGGCAAGGCGCTGCTCGGCCGTGCCGCTGACCTGGTAGCGCAGTGGCTGCCCGGCGGAGCGAAGCGTGGCGACGAGTACGTGTGCGGGTCCCTCGCCGGCGGTACCGGCAGCAGCTGCTCGGTCAACCTGTCGACAGGCGCCTGGGCGGACTTCGCCGGCGACGACCGCGACCGGGGCGGCGATCTGATCAGCCTGTACGCCGCGATCCATATGCTGGACATGGGGCAGGCTGCGCTGCAGCTTGCCAGATCCGAAGGCCTGGAGGACGTGGCCGGAATCGTCTCCCGCCGAGATGGGCCCGCGCCGCCACCACCACCTCGGCCGCCTGCGCCGCCGGCGCCTGCTCCTCGAGAGCCGGAAGGGTGGACGACAGTCATCCCTGTGCCGCCGATCGCGCCGCAGCCGACGTTCTGGCACTTCGAACGAAAGCACGAGGACATCATCCACACGGCGGCGTACTACGTCGGCGAGCACTTGTTGGGGTACGTCGTCCGCTTCCGCACGAGCGACGGCGGAAAGGAAACGCTGCCGTACACCTGGTGCATCAGCGCACGCGATGGCGGGTCGAAGTGGCACTGGCGCCAGTGGGATGTTCCGAGGCCGCTCTACTATCCGGCGCGCCAGCACCCGGACGGTCGCACGGTCATCATCGTCGAGGGGGAGATTAAGGCCGAAGTGCTGCAGGCCTTGCTCGATCAGCACGCGCCAGGGGTTTACTGCGTTGTGAGCTGGCCGGGCGGCAGCAAGGCCTGGAAGAAGGCCTCATGGCTGTACCTCAAGGGTTGCACTGTCCTTCTCTGGCCGGATTGTGACTCGAAGCGTGTGAACCCCGCGCCGAAGGAGCGCCAGGCGTGCCTCGACGATGTTGCGCTCGAGGTTCTCAAGGCCTCGAAGCCACTGCTGCCGGCGCGCAAGCAGCCAGGCATGGCCGCGATGCTTGGAATTGGCGTGCATCTGCGCGATGCGCACCAGGCCGCAGTGTCGATCCTGCCGATTCCGGAGCCTGGCGAGGTGGAGGATGGCTGGGACTGTCGTGATGCGATCGAGGTCGACGGATGGGACGGTGCTCGCGTGCTCGAGTTCTTCGCGCGCGCTCAGCCCTTGCCTGACGTTCTCGAGGAGGCGGTCGCGTCCACGCCGCCGCCTGCCGACGGCAAGCCGGCCGGAAAAATCGCGCGCGATGCCCCCGCTGAAGCTGGGGACGGTGATGATGCGTTTCAGGACTACCTCGACTTCATCTGCGAGCAGGCGAAGTGCAAGATCTGGGAGCTGGGCATCAATCGCCGCATGGTCATCACGGCGCTGCGAAAGGCGCCGGACCTGGTCGGGGTCGTCGGTTACGACGACCTGCGCAGCACCCCGAGCACGCGCCGGCCCTGGCCGTGGCGGCAGGCGGCGGCGCCCATGGTCGACGCTGACGACTTGAAGCTTGGCGACTGGCTCACGCAAACCTACAGCCTCAAGGCCGCGTCGCGCGGCGCGCTCTCCGAAGCCATCGAGACGGTGGCCGACGACAACCACTTCCACCCGTTCCGCGACTGGGTTCACGCCCAGTCCTGGGACACGAAGCCGCGCACGCGCAAATGGCTGATCCACGTGTTGGGGCACGACCCCGAGGCCGTTCCTGAAAAGCTCCGGATCTACCTCGAGCTGGTGGGCCACTACATCCTCCTCGGCCATGTGGCGCGGGTGATGGAACCTGGCTGCAAGTTCGACTATTCGATCGTGCTCGAGGGCAAGACGGGCATGGGGAAGTCGACTCTCCCAGAGACGCTGGTCGGCCCGGACTTCTTCAGCGACACACACTTCGACATCGGCGCCGGCAAGGATGGCTTCGAGCAGCTGAGCGGGATCATCGCGTACGAGTTGTCCGAGATGACCGCCTTTCGGCGGGCCGACAGCGAGTCGGTGAAGCAGTTCTTCAGCACGCGCAAGGACAGGTACCGGGGTGCATACGGACGGTACGTGACCGACCACCCGAGGCAGTGCGTCATCTGGTGCACGACCAACAAGCGGCAGTATCTGTACGACCTGACGGGCAACCGGCGGTTCTGGCCGGTGCTGGTCTTGAAGCCTCTCAACGTCGAGTGGTTGCGCAGATGGCGAGGCCAGCTGTTCGCCGAAGCGCTGCAGCTGCTGCAGGACGGCAGCCGCATCTTCCCGACGCACGAGGAGGAGGCGTTGTACTTCAAGCCCGAGCAGGCCAAGCGCCTGGTCGAAACCTCGGTCCAGTCGCGCCTCTTCGACCTACTGACACGCGAGGGCGCGCTACCGACTGAAGGTCGATTGACCGGCGGGCTGAGCCAGCACACGCCCTTCGTAACGATCGCGGACATTACCGCCGCTCTAGGGGCCGATCCTGCGAAGTCGACGGCGATGCTCGAGACGCAGATCCGCGATTGGTTGGTCGAACATGGCTGGCAGCCAGGCCGCGAGGGCAAACCGGTGGTGGGGACGACCAGGCGACGCGGCTATCTGCGTCCGGACACCTGGCCTCCGGAAGATGATGAAGACGCCCCGGCGGACCGTGGTCCGTCGGACGATGGTGGTGACGATCGAGGGGCGGCGCCTGCGCCGGCGGACGACCCCTTTGGAGACAGTGACGATGCGCCTTTCTGACCAGCGATCGGTGTGGGCAACACCGGAAAAGGTCACGGCGCAGCAAACACGCCGTGAGGCACCAGCTGCGGGAGGCGAGATTCGCGGCAGCAGGTGCGCAGCGGTAGTGGGGAAGTCACTGCACGCGCCCATGACGTAGTCCCACCCGTTCGCGGCATGGCCGGAGGCTGGGCGATCGCGCCATTGCGGCTGCGGCCGTCCAGCCGTCCAGGCTTCGCATGGAGCGCATGGTGCTGCCGGTTCCTTGGGAACTGCCAGTTCGAGCCGCTGCATTGCCTTTCCGGATCTCGCGCGCCCTCAATGCGGCGCGCAGGCAGGTGTGCACACGTCTGCACGCTCGCGCGCGAGGTCTTGTGTGTGTGTTTCTCTCAATAGAAGTCAGTGGACGGATGGACGTCCGGCGAAAGGAGAAGCGGCGATGACCACAGAAAAGACGATCGATCCGGCGGTGGAGCAGATCCACACGATCAAGCGGCACATGCCTCGGGTCTATGCGGCGATTCAGGAAAGGGCAGCCGAGATCGGCAACGTTGCATTCGAGCTGGTGCGACGCGGCGCGCGCGGCGAGCCGGGGTGCTTCTATGCGTTTGAGGGCGACCGGCAGGTCGGTACCGAGTGGCGCGTGAATCTGCCGACCGACGTCGCCGAGTTGGTGCGCCGCTACGGCATGACGATGGTTTGCATGTGGCCGGACTCGGCTGCGAAGGGAAGTGATGGCAAGGATTGAATGGGTGAAGACGCGGCTGGACAACTGGGCGCGCTGGCAGTGCAGCCAGCAGGCAAACGGGCTTGGGTTCGCCACGCAGGCGGCGTTCCTGAACGAGCATCCCGGCACCGACCGCCAGGTGCGGATACCGATCGACGAGATTGAGGCGTCGGTTACCCACGAGCTGGTGGAGTCGTTCAAGGCGGAGCGGCCGCAGCTTCATGCGGTCCTCTGGTGCATGTACCCCTTCGGGCTCGGCGTGCTGGGTACATGCTCGCGCCTCGGCTGTGAGCGGTCCAACGTTTATGCGCTGCTCGATGTGGCCGATCGCGAGCTTGCCAGGCTGTTCGCCGAGCGCGACCGGCTGCGTGCAGAGCGACGCGAGGCCATCAAAAAGAGTTTTACGACATAGACACTTTTGGTAGATTTCAGGCAGTCGGTGAAAAATGGCTGAACAGCATGGGCTATCAAGGGTTCTCGCAAAAGATGGAGCTCGCGAAGAAATTTGCGAAGGCAAAGACGTCGAAGCGGGGCGCAATGAGCGAGGCCGAGAAAGCTCATCGCAAGGAGCTCGCCAAGACTCGCTCGGAGAAGCTAATTTCGGAGAATCTTGCGCAGCGCGCTCTCATTGAAAGCAGGCGACGCTAGGGTGTCGTGTTTTCCTACAACCCGCCAGCGGCAACGATGGCGGGTTTTTGTTTGGGCGTCTTCAGGTCAGAATAGGCGTTTCATCTAGCAACTATGCGAGGAGCCCGCATGAGCAGGAGTGAGGAGCGTGAGCAAGGCCTGGATATCGATGTCCCAACGCCACCCAGTAAGCGAATATTGAGTTGGCAAAACATTCGAGATATCGCAGTTATCGCATTGATCGTAGTGATAGGGTGGAAGCTGGCTCTTGCTCCCTGGAATGTGAATATCGAAAGATTTTCCTTTACGGATCTGCTGGCACTGATACTCGCCCTGTTCTCGGTCTGGCTCTCGGTGCTCTTCTATTTCAAAGCAGACGAGGGAAGCAAGCGGTTCTACGACGACAGCTACCGTTTTACCAAGGATATTTCGGTGCTCCTGGGGCGAATTGAAGAGCGCTTTGGGGAGCAATTGACTAGCCTAAAGGATCACTATGGTGGATTGCGTCAAGATCTACAAGCACGTGCGGTGGTTGTCGAAGAGAAGAAGGAAGAGCTGAACCAGGCGTCCGGTGCGGTGCTACAAGTGGTCAAGGATCTTGTGCAGGCGGACGTCTCTGAGCCAAACCAAAGCGCGGCGCTCATTGAGCAGTTGAGGGAGAAAGAGCGGGAGCTTGATAAAGCTCAGCAAGATCTTGAGCGTGCGCAGGACGCCCTGAGTAAAGCGCGACGCTATCCGCTTAGCACTCGTACAAAAAACCTGATGGCCTTAATTACGAAGAAGCTCGTAGGCGAGGTTTACGGCAGTTGGGGTCCGGCGGGAGTGGCGGCATTGCGCAATTCATCCGAGCTTCAGGAGCGATTCACGGTGATCTTCAACGAGCTGAGTCCGAGTGCAAAAAATTTGCTAATCGACGATTACATGGTTGAGCGCGATGGCAAACTGACGGTCCTTGGTCTTGGGCAAATTTGGTTGATCCAGAAAGATTTTGAGGACCGTAAGCCCAAATAGGTCGGTGCCTGCGGGCAGGCTGTCCGGAGTCGTTTGCCTACCGAGTTGTCCTATGCCGCAGTCTGCACCGCGCCCGTGCTCCCATCCTGGCTGTCATGTGTTGGTGCGTGATGGCACCGGCCGATGCGAGAAGCATCCACGCCAGGCCTGGACGAAGAAGCCCACCGCGACGAAGCGGATCACCGGGCGCAGGCTGCAGCGCATGCGCGAGCAGTTGTTTCGCGACAACCCGCTGTGCGTCGAGTGCCAGCGTCTCGGCCTAGTCGAGCTGGCAACTCAGCGCGATCACATCAAGTCGCTCGAGGAGGGCGGGCTCGATGTGTCCGAGAACACGCAAGGTCTGTGCGATCAGCACCACGAGGCGAAGTCTCTGGCCGAGCGGCTCAGGGGCCGCGCACGCGGACACGGCTGAGGCGAGACCTCGGCCTTGCCCAACGGCCGCGCGACGCGCCTGGGCCGCGTGGTGGCCGGCGCGACGCCTTCCTGGGGCGGGGCCGAGGGGAGGGGGTGGTCAAAACCCTGGGGGCGCCGGCCGGAAACCGATCGGTTCCCCAAAAAATCACACGCGCAGGATAGAGGGGTGGGGGGGGTACCCGCTCGAGGCCTGGGCATCGTTCATCTGAGGTCACTGCACCATGGCGAAACCCGGACCGCAAGCGAAGCCGGCCGAGCTGAAAGTCCTCGAGGGCAATCGCGGCCATCGCCCGATCGACCTCGGCGCGACCTTCCGGCCCGAGGTGGGCCTGCCGTCCGTCCCGAAGGACCTCAGTGCGGGCGCCCGCAAGGTGTGGAAGCGCCTGGCTCCCGAGTTGCTGCGCTACAACCTGATGTCAGCGGTCTACAGCGACGTCTTCGAGGACCTCTGCGAGACCGTCGCCCTGGTGAAGGAGCTGCGTCATTCGCTGCGCGCGCGCCAGAACCTGCTGCGCGCCGAGGGCAAGGATGTCGCCGAGGCATTCGAGGTGAAGACGCCCGGCGGCATGCCCGTGCAGCACCCTCGGTACCAGGTCTTCAAGAGCGAGCGGCAGATGATGTACACGCTGCTCGGGAAGTTCGGCCTGTCGCCAGCTGAGCAGGCCAACGTGACCACTGCGATTCGGGCCCAGCTCAAGCTCTTCGAGGGCGAGGGCGAGCAACCCAAGGCGAAGGACCCGAACGCCAAGCCCACGGGTTTCGCAGACTTTGAATGATGGCCAGTTACGCAGAGCGCGCGTTGGCGTACGCGCGGCGCGTGGTCGACGGCGTGGAGGTGGCAGGGAAGTTCGAGCGGCTGGCGTGCAAGCGCTACCTGAACGACCTGGCGCGGCAGGGCACCCCCGAGTTCCCGTATATCGTCAACGAGAAGGCGGGCAATCGCGAGTGCCAGTTCATCGAGCTGCTCAGCCACATCAAGGGCGAGTGGGCGAAGCCGATCTATGTCGACGGGCGGATCACGTACGCGAAGATCAGACTCGAGGACTGGCAGGTATTCATCGAGTTCAACCTGTTCGGCTGGGTCCACATGGAGACCGGCCTGCGGCGCTTTCGCCGAAGCTACGAAGAGATCGCTCGAAAGAACGCGAAGAGCACGCGCGTGGCGGGCCGCCAGCTGTACCTGTGCTTCGCCGACAACGAGCCAGGCGCCCAGTCGTACAGCGCCGCGACAACGGGCGAGCAGGCCCGCGAGGTGTTCGACGTTGCGCGCGAGATGGTGCTGCGCGACGCGGAGTTTCGCCAGCGTTTCGGCGTGACGGTTGGGCGCCACGACATCACGGCGGCCCACAACGCCAGCACCTTCAAGGTGTTGAACGCGGAGGCCTCGACGCAGGACGGCCTGAACGTCCACTCCGCGGCCGTCGACGAGGTGCACGCGCACAAGAAGCGCGACCTCTGGGACGTGATCGAGTCGGCCGACGGCTCACGCTCGCAGCCGCTGATTAGCGCGATCACGACGGCCGGCAAGGACATGTCGGGCATCTGCTACGAGCTGCGCGGCTACACCATCAAGGTGCTCGAGGGCACGCACGTCGACGAGACGTGGTTCGGGATCATCTTCACGATCGATGAGGGCGATGACTGGAAGGACCCCGTCAACTGGCGCAAGGCCAACCCGAACCTGGGCGTGTCGGTGAAGCTGGACAAGCTGGAGGCCGCGTGCAAAAAAGCGATCGCGACGCCCAGCTCACGCGGCAACTTCCTGACGAAGCACCTGAACGTCTGGACGAACGCGGGCGTGGCCTGGATGGACATGGAGGCTTGGAACGCGTGCAAGGACACGAGCATCCGGGAGGAGCAGTTCGCGAAGGCCAAGGGCTATGGTGGGCTCGACCTGGCAGAGAAGAAGGACTTCGCAGCGAAGGCAAAGGTCTTCGAGCGCAATGGCCTGTACTACGCCTTCGTCAAGCTCTATCACAACGAGTACGCGGTCCAGGAGAGCCCAAACGCACAGCTGCTCGGGTGGGTCGAGGAAGAGTATGTCCAGGTCAACGAGGGAAACCTTACCGACTTCGATGCGATCGCCGACGACCTGCGGGCCGACTGCGTGCTGCACGATATCGAGGAGGTCGCGTTCGACCCGGCGCTCTCGATGTACTTCGCCCGAAAGTTGCTCGAGGAGGGCCTGCCCCTGGTCGAGATTCAGCAGAAAGCCATGTACTTCACCCAGGTGCTGCTGCAGCTGGAGAACCTGGTGCTGGCCGGGAAGATTCGCCACGACGGGAATCCAGTGCTCACCTGGATGGTGAGCAACCTAGTGGTGAAGAAGAGCAAGTTCAACGAGCTGCTGAGCCCGACCAAGGACCGCGACGACAACAAGATCGACGGGGCGTTGGCGCTGCTGATGGCGTTCGGGCGTGCGCTGGGCATGGAAGTCAGCGACGAAGTCACACAAGGATTTGTATCGCTATGACAACCGTTCTCGATCTGCAGGCGAAAGCCCATGGCTCGCGCGTGCTCGCGGACTGGGCCGCCTCCCGCCCTGGCGCCGCCGAGCGCATGGGAGTGGTCAGCAATGCGACCAACGACAGCGGACTGATCATGAGTTCCGACCCGAAGATCGTGGAGTTCTTCGGCGCGGGTCATTCGGCAGCGGGGGTGCACGTGACACCCGAGAGCGCGATGCGCGTCTCGGCAGTCTTTCGGGCCGTTACGTTGATCGCCGGTGCCATCGCATCGCTGCCGCTTCACATCTACCGCCGGGCCGGCGACGGCAGCGAGCGAGTGGTGGACTCCGACCTCTGGTATCTGCTCAATGAGCAGCCCACACCGCGGTACATGGCGGCATCGCACTGGGAGGGGGTCGGCGCGAACACGCAGTTGCGAGGCGATTCCTTCACCTTCATCGCGCGCAGCCGCAGTGGCACGATCCGGGAGCTGGTGCCCATGCCTTGGGGTGGCACCATCGTCGAACGAGACCAGGAGGCCGTGCGCGGTGGCACCGATCGCCTAAAGTACTACTTCCAGGACGGCCTGCAAACGTGGGGCGCGGACCAGGACGACGTTCTGCACTTTCCGGGCTTCGGCTTCGACGGCATGCGCGGCATGAGCGTGATCCAGCATGCAGCCCGCAATGCCGCCGGTACCGCGATGGCGATGGATGAGTACAGCGGTAAGTTCTTCGCCGGCGGCGCGCATCCATCGATCGTGCTGCAGACTGACGGCAAGATGAGCACCGACCTACAGGAGGCAACTCGGAACGCCTTCGAGGCCAAGTACAGCGGCATGCAGAACGCGCACAAGCGTCCGTTGATCCTGACCGAGGGGCTGAAGGCGACGACCCTGAGCCTCACGTCGGAAGACGCTCAGCTCCTGGATGCCCGGAAGTTCCAGGTCATCGACATCGCGCGCGCCTTCGGTGTGCCGCCGCACCTGATCGGCGAGACGTCGGCAGCGACCAGTTGGGGCAGCGGCATGGAAGAGCTGGGAAAGGCCTTCGTGATCTTCACGCTCAACCCGCACCTGAATCGCATCGAGCAGGAACTCAACCGGAAGTTCTTTCGGCGCGCGGGGCTGTACGTCGAGTTCAACCGGGACGCTCTGCTGGAGAGCAACAGCGAAGGGCAGTCGAAGCTGTTCCGTGCGGCGATAGGTGGGCCTGGTCAGGGTCCGGCTACATGTCGGTCGACGAGGTGCGCAAGAAGAAGAACCTGCCTCCGATGGGCGGGCGCTGTGCCGAGGTTTACTTCCAGCCGGAGAAGCCGGCATCCCAGTCCAAGGACGATTCCAATGAAGACTCAAAAGCTCCTGCAGCTGCTGCGTGACAACGCCGGCGCCGACCGCAAGCCGCTCAACCTGGTGCGCAACGAAACCGACAACGATGCGACGCTCTACATCTACGACGTGATCGATGCTTGGTGGGGCGTAGCCGCTGCCCAGGTCGCACCTGTGGTGGCGGCCCTGGATTCTGCAATCACGTTGCACGTGCGGGTGAACAGCCCGGGCGGCGATGTCTTCGAGGGCCGGGCGATCCGCACGGCGCTCAAGCAGTTCAAGGGCAAGACCATCGGCCACATCGACGGCCTGGCTGCCAGCGCAGCCACCACGATCGTCGATGCGTGCGACGAGATCGAGATCGCCGAGGGCGGCTTCTACATGATCCACAACGGGTGGACCTACACATGGGGCAACAAGCACGAGATGCGCAAGACCGCGGATCTGCTCGAGAAGATCGACGGCGCCATCGTGGCCGACTATGCCAAGCGGACCGGCCTCGAGGTCGCGCAGCTGGCGCAATGGATGGACGACGAGACCTGGTTCAGTGCCAGCGAGTCTGTCGAACACGGCTTCGCAAGCCGCATTGCGCCGGAGCCGGAGAAGCAAGTCGAGGACGCCAGCGGACGACGCTGGAATCTCACGGCCTACGAGAAGGCGCCGAAGGCTCTGCTGGAGAAGCCGCAGCCTGCCGCCAACGAACCCGACCTCGCTGCCTTGCGCGCTCACAACGAGCGCCGGCTGCGGGTCTTCCAGATCGCCTGACGCTCTCGCGCAGCGACCGGCCGCCTTTCGGGGCGGCTTTTTTTTGACCGCTCATATCACCTGAAAGGAAACGCAATGAGCATCCAAGCACTTCGGGAGCGTCTGAACGCCCTCAACAAGGACAGCCGCCAGCTCCTCGCCGAGAAGGGCGACCAGACCTGGACGAAGGAGGACCAGTCGAAGTTCGATGATCTGATGGACCAGGCCGAGCGAACCTCCTCGCAAATCGAGGCCCACCAGCGCATGCTGGACGACGACGCCGAGAAAAACTTCTCCGACGCCGCGCGTAAGGACCCGAAGAACGGCAAGCGCGACGAGAAGGCCGAGGGCTACGAGATCTTCCTGCGCAAGCGCGACCGCGACATGTCGGCCGAGGAAGCCCAGAAGGTGCGCAATACCATGAGCACCACGACTGGCTCCGAAGGCGGCTATACGGTGCGGCCGGTGGTGGCCAAGACGCTGATCGAATCGCTGAAGTCGTACGGTGCCATGCGCCGCGTGGGCGAGACGATCACGACGCAGGACGGCAACGACCTGAACTACCCCACCACCGACGGCACGTCGGAGGAGGGCGAGATCGTTGCGCAGAACGCTGCGGCGTCGACGGCGGACGTCAGCTTCGGCACGCGGGCGCTCAACGTCTACAAGTTCAGCTCCAAGGTCGTGACGGTGCCGATCGAGCTGCTGCAGGACTCGGGCATCGATATCGTGGCGCTCGTGAACCGTCGCCTGCGCAACCGCATCGGCCGCATCCAGAACCGGCTCTTCACGGTGGGCACGGGCACCGGTCAGCCCACGGGCCTGGTGACGGCTGCCACTGTCGGTAAGGTCGGGGCGACGGGCCAGGTCACCTCGGTCCTCTTCGAGGACTTCATCGACCTGATGGAGTCGCTCGATGTCGCCTACATGGAGCCGGAGCCGGGCGACGATGGCGCGCCTGACATCCGGCCGGGCTGGATGATCTCTCAGGCCACGCGGAAGATCGCTCGCAAGATGAAGGATGGCAACGGGCGCCCGATCTGGATGCCCAGCTATGACGAAGGCATCGCCGGCAAGTCGGCTGACGAACTGCTGGGCTACCCGGTGGAGATCAACAACTTCATGCCGGTGCCGGCCGCGAACGCGAAGTCGATGGCCTTCGGCAATCTCAATCGCTACAAGATGCGCGACGCGATGCAGGTGACGATGTACCGCTTCGACGACAGCGCCTTCGCGACGAAGGGCCAGGTCGGCTTCCTGGCCTTCTGCCGTTCGGGCGGCAACCTGATGGACCCCGACGGCGTCCGCCTCTACCAGCACCCGGCCAGCTGACCGCTGCGCCGTCCGCACGGGGAGCGTGCACACGTCTGCACGTCCCCGGTCCTTCCATCACCCCCTTTCGGAGATACCCATGAAGCAACTGATTGCGCTGGTGGCCATTGCTGCCGGCAAGTACAGCGAGACCCAGCCCGCGTTCGACAAGGGCGCCAAGTTTCCCGCGCCGGATGACATCGCGGACCAGATCGTCAAGGCAGGTGACGCCAAGCTCGACGAAGAAGACCCGGCCAACGCGGCGCTCGCCAGCACCGCCGCCGGCGCTGGAGGAGGCGCCGGGGCGGACGCCGGTGCCGGCGGCGATGCCAAGGCGCCGAAGGCGGGCAAGCGCGCGAAGGTGCGGCTGCTGGTGGACAGCGCGCTGGGCGACGCCAACGACGTGGTCGAGGTCGCCGCCTCCGAGGTCTCCGGCCTCGAGAAGGCTGGCCTTGCCGACGGCGCAAAGGACGCGGTCGCGTACGCGTCGACTCTGCCCCAGAACCAAGCCTGACCCATCTTTCGGGCTCGCGTGTGAGCCCTTGTGAAAGCGGATCTGTCGTCCGCTTTCACAAGCACCGGACATGAACATGAAACCCATCATCGTCACTCCTGCAACGCAGGTCATCACGCAGGAGCGCGCCAAGCTGCACTGCAAGATCACGGGGAGCCGGCGCGATTCCGACATCGACGACGCGATCGAGGCAGCCAGGTCCTGGATGCAGAAGGAGCTGGCCGTCGCAGTGGGGCCGCAGCGACTGAAGTTCGTGTTCGACGATTGGGCGGGCAGCGCATGCCTGCCCTACGACATCACGGACGTGGTGAGCGTGTCGGATGGAAGCGGGCCGCTGACATTCACGCGTCGCGGTCGAGTGATCAGCGCCGCCGGTACCGCGCCGGTCGAGGTGGTCGTCGATTGCGGGTGGACGGCGCAGGATGTCCCCGGTACCGTGAAGTCTGCGATGCTGCTGATGATCGGGGATCTCGTCGAAAACCCAACGGGCCAGGTCGAGGTGCAGCTGTACCAGAACCCAGCGATCGAGAACCTGATCGCGCTCGAGCGCCAGCGGTCGCCGATATGAGAACGAACCGAAAGCGCCGCCACTGGATCCAAATTATGGCGCCGGCGGCCGGGAAGGATGCGGCAGGCCAGAGGAGCACCGCGCCGACCCTCTTCGCCGAGATGTGGGCCGACATCAGGCATCCGAACGGCCTTACTGCGATTCAGAGCGATGCCGAGCTGTCGCTGGTGAAGGCCTCGATCCGCATCGACTATGTGCCGGGCGTGACCGCCACGATGTGGATCGAGGTGGAGGGCACCGAGCTGGTCTACGACATCAAGGCCACGCTGCTGGACCCGACGGCCGCGCGCTACATCGATCTGGTGTGCGTGCAGGGAGCTCGCCGTGCGTGAGCTGTACATCAACTTCGACTCCAGCAACTGCGAGGCGGCGCTGGACGAGATCTTCGAGCGCGCTTGCCGAGCTGTGCGCCCGGCCGCCCAGGCGGCCACGCAGGTTGTCTATGACGAGGTGCTGCTGCGGGCACCCATGTCGCCAAAGGGCCACTGGTTCCACGGCACCTCGTTCAAGGCGACGGGGCAGAAGTACTGGTTCGAGGCGGGTTCGCTGAAGCGTGCGATCTACCAGGCGTACAGCAAGGACAACAGCAGCGCGACCCGGGCCACCTATCACGTCAGCTGGAACCGCAAGAAGGCGCCGTACGGTCACATGGTGGAGAACGGCACGAGCCGCGCGCCCGCTCAGGCATTCCTTCGGCCAGGCTACGACGCGTCCAGCGGTCGCGCCCTGGACGCAGGGCGGGCCAAGTTCAGCGAGGCCTACGCGTCGACCGCCAGGAGTGTTTGATGACGATCTATGACTGGATTCGCCAGAAGCTGGAGACGCTCGCGATCACCGCGGCCTACCCAGTAGTCGCCGATTCCGATGCCATCGCGCCCTACGCGGTCTCCCAGCGCGTCGGAGGCCTTCCGATGGGCTTTCTGGGAGACGACCTTCCGTCGCTCAAGAACGGGCGGTTCCAAGTTGCGATCTGGGCCCAGACCGCGCTTGAGGCGGAGCAGCTGAGCGTCCTGGCCGAGAACGTTCTGGTCTCGGACGAGGAGTTGCAGATCGAGGCGCTCGGGCAGCCGGTCGACGACTACGACGAGGAAACGCACCTCTACGGAAGCCGGCAGGACTTCTCCATCTGGAGTCCCCGGTAGCCACCAACCCTGCGCCGCGCTGATCGCGCGCCGCTTCACTTGCCCGATGAGGGCGACCACCAACTGCCCGCTGTCGCGGGCTTTTTCATTTGAAAGGCCTTCATCATGGTCAAGCTACCCAACGGCGCCAAGCTGGCGTTCTCCTCGGTTTTCGGTGCCGTCATGCAGATCAGCGGGATCACCAACGCGAACCCTGCCGTGGCCTCTTCGGCAGATCACGGCTTGGCGGCCGGCGCCATCGTGCTGCTCGAGTCGGGCTGGGAGGATCTCGACCTGCGCGCTGCTCGCATCGCGGCGCCGGCAGACGACACCTTCTCACTCGAGGGGATCAACACGACGGACCTGATCGAGTTCCCGGCTGCCCTTGGCGTCGGGACTGCCCGGAAGGTCGAGACGTGGGTCGGCATCGATCAGGTGATCGGCACTGCGGCCGCCGGCGGGGACCAGCAGTTCTGGACCTATTCGCCGCTCGACTCGACGCGCGGCAAGCAGATGCCGACCGAGCGCAGCCCGCAGAGCATGACGCTGACGCTCGCGGACGACCCGAACAAGCCTTGGTATCCGGCGCTCGATGCCGCTGACAAGGCCGGTGACACGCGGATCCTGCGCTGCACGCTCAAGGGCGGCCAGACGATTTACTACGCTGGCATCGTGAGCTTCAACAAGACGCCGACGCTCGTGAAGAACGAGGGTATGGCCGTGACCATGACGCTTGCCATCAACAGCGAGATCACTCGCTACGCCGCCTGATCGATCAACTCCAGACCCATCCAGAAGCAACCATGGCTCTTCAACGCATCAAGCTGGGCAACCCGCCCAAGTTCTTCGCCCGCACCGTCGAGTTCGTCTTCATCGACGGGACCAAGGGTTCGATCGACGTCGAGTTCCACTACCGCACGCGCGAGGAGTTCGCGAAGTACATCGCCGAGGCCTACAAGTCGCGCCCGGACGAGGGCGCGCCGGAAGCCGCGCTCGAAAGCGCGGCGGCGGCCGAGCTCGATCGGGATGCCACGCTGATCCACGGCGCGCTGGTGTCCTGGGACCTCGAGGACGGCCTGAGCTTCGAATCCGCGCGCCTGCTCGCGAGCACCTATCCCGCGGCGGCAGCGGCGATCCTCGAGGAGTACCGCCTGGCGATCGTCGAGGGCCGTCGAAAAAACTGATCGAGGTCTCCAGGGCGTTGTACCGAGTCGACCCTAGCGCGAGCGAGCTCGCGTCCTGGGGCCTGACGCTCGATGACTACGAGGAGGAGCCCGTCGAGTACTGGCCCGATACGCGTGCGGCCGTGGATCTGTTCTGCCGTGTCGGCACGCAGTGGCGAGTGGGCGGCATGGGCGCGCTGATCGGCCTGGACTATGGGGCGGTCTATCCGCTGCTGGACCGCCTCGGGCTAGATGCCGAGCAATGGGACCGCGTGTTCGACGACATCCAGACCCTCGAGTCCACCGCCTTGGAGGCCCGCCGCGAGCAGCGGGAACTAGAAGAGCAAGAGCAGGCCTGCCAGTGAGCGGGCCTTTTTTCTGGAGCAAGCATGGCCACCGTCGGTAAGGACCAGATCGAGATCGGCGCCGACGTCTCAGGCGTGAAAGCGGGCGTCGCCGAGGCCAAGAAGTCGATCGCCTCCCTGGGCCCTGCTGCCACGAGCTCGGGCGCCGAGGCCGCGAAGGGCATCGAGAAGATCGGACAGGGCGGGGACCAGGCGTCGAAGAAGGTCGACCTGTCGGCGCGCAACATGATCGCGTCGATCCAGCGGCAGATTGCCGTCACCGAGGCCGGCGCGAAGGCTGGCACCGACTACTACCGTGCCCTCGCCAATCAGCGCGGTATCGACGGGAACCTGCTGAAGCCGTACCTCGATCAGCTCGATGCGGCGATCGCGAAGCAGAAGGCTGCGGACTCTGCGCTGCAACGCACCGGCGTGTCGGCTGCGCAGACGGCTGCCGCGATGCGCGGGGTGCCAGCGCAGTTCACCGATATCGTCACGAGCATTCAGGGCGGGCAGCAGCCGCTGACGGTGTTCCTCCAGCAGGGCGGCCAGCTGAAGGACATGTTCGGCGGCGCTGGGCCGGCGGCGCGTGCTCTGGGGTCCTACATCGCGGGGCTGATCAACCCGCTCACGCTTGCTGGAGGCGCCGTCGTGGCACTCGGCATTGCGTACTACCAGGCTTCCCAGCGGCAGTCGGAGTTCGTGAAGTCCCTCGTGGTCTCGGGCAACTATGCCGGCACCACGGTCGGGCAGATGGACGAGCTGGCTCGCAGTGTGGGCGGCCTCGTCAAGTCGCAGGGACTCGCGACCGATGCGGTCAACGCGGTCGTGCGCAGCGGCAAGGTCTCGAGCGAGTCGCTCGGGACGGTCGCGGCGGGTGTCGCAGCGTTCGCGAAGCTGACCGGTGACTCCGTGAGCAAGGCGGCCGACACCTTCACCAGCCTCTCGGATGAGCCGACGAAGGCGGCGGCAAAGCTCAACGAGAGTTTGCACTTCCTTGACCTCGCGACGTTCCAGCGGATTCGAACGCTGGAAGAGCAGGGCCAGAAAGAGAGGGCGGCTGGCGTCGCGCAGGAGGCTCTTGCGCAGGAATCCATTGCGCGCATGCAGACGGTGGGCGCGCAGGCCGGCGCGCTCTCGCGTATCTTCTCGGGTGTGGCGACTGTTGCCACGGGGATGTGGCAGGTCATCGCCAACGGCGTCGGTGGCATCGGCGCTCCGAAGTCCGCATCGGATGCCTTGAAGGACGCGCAGCGCATTGGGGACTACCTCAAGCAGAACGGCGGGTCAGCCGATGCGATCGCCAAGAACCAGCGTGACATAGCCGAGGCATCGCGTCGTGTGCTCAATGAGCAGAACGCGGCCTATGCCGAGGGGCAGCGAGCCGCCGACAACGCCGCCAAGATCGCAGCCGATCAGCGGGTTCAGGCGCTGCTCAAGTCGAACCGTTCGCAGGCGCAGATCCGCAAGGATGAACGCGAGGACTTCGAGCGGGATGCGAAGCTGACGGGCCTGTCCGCTGAGAAGCTGGCCGCCGGCCTGGCGGCGATTGATGCCAAGCACAAGGACCCGAAGGGGCCAGCGACTAAAGCGTTCCGGGATGACGCCGGCGAGAAAATGCTGCTCACGCTGCGCCAGCAGGGCGCCGCGCTCGAGCAGCAGCTGACAAGCGTCGGCAAGATGACCGAGGCCGAACAAGAGCAGGCCAAGTTCGCGCAGCTGATCGCCGACCTGAAGGGCAAAACTCAGCTGACCGCTGAGCAGAAGAGTTTGGTTGCGAGCCGCGACGAGATCCAGTCGCGCCTCGCCATCAATGTGGCGCTCGAGCGCGAAGTCGGCTTCCAGAAGATCCTGGTCGACGACGCGAAGCGGCAGGCCGACCACCTGAAAGCGACCGAGGCTGCTGCCGCTGGCGTCAGCCGCCAGCTTGCCGACATGGCGCTGCAGCAGCGCGAGCAGTATGACGACCGGTTGAGCGTCATCGGCCTGGGCAGCGAAGCTGCCGAGCAGCAGCGATCGGGCGAGCAGCTTCGTCGGCAGTACGCGCGCACGCTGCGGACTTTCACCGAGGAGGCCGCGCGCAACAAGACCCTGGAGTCCGACGCCTACAAGCAGGGGACCGAGGAGATCCGCACGGCGCTCCAACAGGCGCTTGCGGCGAACGACGCGTACTACAAGGCTGTCAAGGGCCTGCAGGGAGACTGGGGTCTGGGCGCGAGCCAGGCCTTGGCCAACTACAGCGCCGATGCGACGAACGTCTTCAAGGGAACCGAGCAAACGGTCACGCGGGCCTTCGGCGGGATGGAGGATGCGCTGGTCTCCTTCGTCACGAAGGGCAAAGCGGACGTCAAGAGCCTGGTCACGTCGATCCTTGCGGACATTGCTCGGCTGACGGTACGCCAGGGCATCACCGGCCCGCTGGCAGCGAAGCTGTCCGAGCTGCTCGGAGGTGGGTCGAGCCTAGACCGGCTGCTGGCATCGAACAATGCCTTTGGGACCGGGGGCGGTGGTGGCTTCAACTGGGGCAGCCTGTTCTCCAGCGCGGGCAACTGGCTCTCGGGCCTGTTTAGCTTCGACGGCGGCGGCTCGACGGGATCTGGCGCGCGCTCGGGTGGTATGGACGGCAGGGGCGGCTTCATGGCAATGGTCCACCCGAACGAAACCGTGGTTGACCACACGAAGCCGCAGAGCGGAATGGGCGGTGTGACGATCGTCAACAACACGCAAGGTCGGGTGGATCGGGCGCGCATGGACACGATGCCGGATGGCCGGCAGTCCTTGACGCTCGAGCAGCTCGAGCAGGTCGCGGCGGCTTTCGATGACCCGAACAGCGCGATCAGCAAGCGCATGGGGCGCAACTACAAAGCGGAGCGGAGGCGCTGATGCCAAACCCAACGATTCCGAAGCATTTTCGGGTCATCACCTCGGGATACGGCACCAGCGGGCCCGGCGGCGTGATGCGTACCGAGGTCGGCGGCGGTCGACCTCGGTACGGTCTTGACTATGACCGAGGCGTGCAGCGCTACAACGTGTCGATCGGCATGACGGCGCAGCGCTACGCCGTGTGGACGGTGTTCTTCCACCACATCCTCAAGAAGGGTGCGATCACCTTCGACATGGAGATCGACGGCGGCTTCGGGCTGCAGGTTCATGCCTGCAACATCATTCCCGGCACCTACGACGCAAGTCGCGTGGCCGGCAGGGTGACCCTCGTCAAGTTCGCTGTAGAGGCCGAGAGCCGCGTCTATGACTTCTCGCCGAGCGAGGCACAGGCGTACATCGATCTCTGGAACCAGCAGGGCGATAGCCTAGAGGCGCTGATCGCGCGCCTGGCCAAGTTCGCGAACGTCGATACCAACGTGTTGGATTTCTGATGTCCTCCCTCGACCTTGAGACGCAGCTGCGCGTCTTCCTTGCTTCGGCGCCTCAGAAGAAGCACGCGATCGCCACCGTCGAGTTCTCGCACAGCGCGATGACTCAACCGTGGCGGCTGTGGCGCGAGCCCTACTTCGGCGAGATCACGACCGAGGCGGGTGTGGTGCAGGTGCTGCCCGTGAACCTCGAGATCAAGCTATCCGGCGGCGGCGGCAATCTTGATCAGAAGTTCGAGATCCGGATGGACACGGTGGATATCCATGACACCTTCCGTGGCGAGATGAAGCGCATCCCTCTCGGTACGCGCGAGAAGGTGCGGGCGGTCTACCGGGAGTACCTGAGCGACGATTTGACGGCGGTGCAGGCGTCTGCACTCCTGCAGGTCGAGTCGGTGAACTACGAGCTGGGGATCGCGACGCTCTCGGCCGTGTCGCCGCGGTTGAACGCCACCAGGACCGGCGAGAACTACAACACCCGGGACGTGCCAATGCTGCGAGGTTTCCAGTGAACGTCGACTACTACCTGGCGAAGCAGTACGAGAACCCGCCTTGCTGGCTGCTCGTGGCGGACGTCTACGGCCGTGAGCTCGGGAAGACGGTAAACGAGTACCGCACGGTCAACAACACCGTCCGGGAGATCGCAGCGAAATTCCGCCTCGAGCTGCACAAGGGCGAGCACGGGTTCCAGCAGGTCGACGCACCGAGCGACTTCACTGTCGTGCTGCTTAGCCGCCATCCGCGCGAAGGGTGGCACCACGTGGGCGTCTTCTTCCAGGGCAGCGTGTTGCACGCGCTGTCCACGGGCAATCTTTATCAGGACATGGGCAGTCTGGGCGACACCTATTCGATGATGCAGTTCTGGAGCCGGCAGTGAAGATTCGCGTGTATGACCACCCGATGCGGCGCGACCAGGCGCAGCACTACGAGGCTGACAGCCTCGCTGCCTGGCTGTTGCAGCGCTTCGGGCCTTCGCAGCAGGTTGGGCTCGAAATCTATGAGGGGGAGATCTGCCGCGCCCGCCAGCTCGAGATGACGCCTCAAGCCATCCTTGGGGCGACAGGGCAGGAATACGTCGTGCTCGTGAGTCCTGGCGACCCGGGCACCATCACCAGCCTGGTAATCAGTGCCGTGCTGTCGGTCGCCGCGAAGATCCTGGCGCCCGACCCGACGATGCCCGCGAACGTCAACCGGACGCAGCAAAGCCCGAACAACGCGCTGGGCGCGCGTGAGAACCAGGTGCGGCTGCTGCAGCGTGTCGAGGACATCTACGGGACCGTGAAGGCGATCCCATCCTTGATGATGCAGACCTACACGAAGTACGTGGGTACGCGGCAGGTCGAGTATGGCTACTACTGCATCAGTCGCGGCTACCTCGATGTCACCGACATCAAGGACGGCGAGAGCTTTATCTCCGAGATCGGCGGGGCGAGTGCAGCGGTGTACGCGCCGTTCACAAGCCCGAACAGCGGTCATTCGCCGCAGGCGCTGATCGGCGCGCCGATCATCGATGCCATCGTCTCCGTGCGACGGTCCGTCGAGACCGATGGTTTCACCCTGAAGGCGCAGAACCAGATCCAGCTCGAGCCACTCGACACCTATGTGTTCCACAAGGGCGGCGGTAGCGAAGGGCCGAATGATGTGCTGGTGCAGGGCAACAAGCGGCCCAACTTCAATGCGATTTCGGAGGTGGGGCAGACGATCACTATCGGGGCGATCGATGCATCGTACACGGCGAGCCAGGAGGCACAGTGCATCGGGGCTGACCGGAAGTACATCGACTCGGGTGTAGTCCCGACGCTGTTCACACGGCTTCGACCGGGCGACCATGTCGAATTTTCTGGCTGGTTCAGTCCCCAGAACAACGGAACGTTCACGGTGGCGACGAAGGAAGATGACTTCACCATCACCGTGACGTCGGGCGCGCAGGTCGACGAAACGAGAACGCTCCCGAACCTGGTGACCGTGCATGGGGTGCCCGACTACTCGGCCTTCTCAGGCACTCGCACAATCACCGAGGTGCGAGACGGTGCAGTCGCGCTGGACGGCGTGATGTGGCCTGGAGACTTCTCCGAGACGATCCCTGTCGCGGTGGTGGTGAATAACGGCCTCTCCGACTGGACCGACTGGGTGACGCTGCCGGACGTGAGCCGCAACCAGGTGTGGTTCAACGTCATCGCGCCTCAGGGGATGAGGGGTGACGCGGGCGGCGGCGAGACACCGCTGTCAGTGATTTTCCAGGGGCAGGTCGAGCAGCTGGACGGGAGCCTCAATCCCACGGGGAATGTGGAGGATGCGTTTGGCACGCTAAGCGGAGCAACCTCGGACCAGATCGGCGAGACGCTCGAGCGCGTGACTGCGTGGACTGGGCCCGCGCGTGCACGCATGCGTCGCGTTTCCCCTTACCTGTGGCTGTTCCCGGGCACGATCGTTGACGAGATCAAGTGGGCTGATCTCTACAGCGTGGCGCCGGTCGACAAGCCGCATTTTGGGAACAAGACGACGATCCACACCGTGACGCGGGCGACGCCGCGCGCAACATCGGTGCGCTCGCGCCAGCTGAATTGCATTGCGAGCCGGCGGCTTCCGAAGTGGACGGGCAGCGGCTTCTCCGGTGCGTTTGATGTGGAGGGGCGCCATGTGTCGGGAACGATCCAAGCCACCAGCTACCTGCACGAGGTGATCGCGGCGATCTGTCTGGATCCGAAGATCGGGAGACGAGACATCAGCGAGCTGGACATGGTGCAGATGTCTGCACAGGTCGATTTGGCGTATGCCGTGCATCCCTCGATGCCGTCCTTCAATTACACGTTCGACAGCGAGGAGACGTCGCTCGAGGAGATGATCTACCGGGTGGCGGATGCGGGCGGCTGTACGGCGTATCGGCAGAACGGCCGCATGAGGCTCTTCTTCGATCGAGCCCAGGCCGCGAGCACGGCATTGATCTCGCACCGCAACACGCGGCCGGCATCGCAGACCATCACGCGAGTTTTTGCTAACGATGCGGACTACGACGGCGTGGAGTTCGTCTACCAGGATCCCGATACCCAGCAAGCGGAGACGATCCGCCTTCCGGCCGACGGCGACTACACCAAGCTCAAGCAGTTTGAGATTCCGGGCATCCGAAACTTTGCGCAAGCATGGCTGCGCGCCAATCGGGAGCTGGCAAAGCTGCGTGGTCAGCGGATCTCGATCCAGGTCGACATGACGACTGATGCGCGCTCACTGCTGCCTGGTTCTCGCGTCAGCATCGTCGACAACACGGTATTCGCGAGTTTTGACGGGGAGGTGGTGGGTCAGCATGACTTCGAGCTCGAGCTAAGCCGGGATGTCACTTTCACGCCTTCTGTGAATCACAGCATCGTTCTGATGCGGCGCGATGGCTCGCTCGAGAGCATCAACGTGACGCCGGGAAGCGAGCCGAATCGCGTAGTGCTGCAGCACGCGCCGGCGGAAGCCATCGTGACAGAGGAGGGGCAAGACGGAATCAGGACGATCTTTTCCTTCGCCGCTGACGATGCCCGCCAGGCCCAGGCGTTCCAGGTGACCGAGATCGGTTCGTCTGATGGGCAGTACATGCAGGTTCGAGCCATCAACTACGACGCGACGTTCTATGCGATGGATGCCGCGCCAATTCCGCCACGTGACTCAGTCATTAACTAAGCACAAATCCCTAGCGAACAAGGCGTCCTCGAGGCGCCTTTTCTTTTGTCTGTAGGAAAGCTATGCCACTCAACATCGACGATCTGAACAAGGCGAAGCAGGACACCGATCACATCGCGGCTGTCGCGACCTCGAACGCGCCCACGGCGACCGACCGCTTCGGCAACGTGAAGCGAACGATCAAGGGCGCGATCGACTACATCGTGAGCGTTGGAGAGGCGGCGATGGCGCCGCTCGCTGCCGCGGCTCAGGCAGCAATCGAGGAGATTCGGGCCTTGGTGTTGAGCCAGGGCTACAAGGTCCCGGTGCCTTACACCGCTGGCATCTCTCTCACGATGGCAAGCGAGACGGTCAGCTACAACGGGCAGACCTATGCGCCGATCTCGAACCAACTGCCATTCACCACTAGCGGGACTTTCGAAGCTGCAAAGTTTCGCCTCATCCAAGGCGTGAGTGCCGCTGACCTGGCTGCAGCGACTGGGTCCTCGCTGTTGGGCTTCGCGCCGCTTCAGCCTGATGCTGTGCCGACTCAAATTGAGGCCGCCATGCGAGAGGCTTCGCTGAACGCGACGCCCACGGCCGCAATTCCGAACCTCGGCGCCATTGTGCGAAGAAACTGCACAGTGCTGGGGGACTCGATCTCTGAAGGCGCGTTCGCTCTCAACACATTCATGCACGCCTGGACTCGCGTTTTCGGGCGCTGCTTCAATGCAGAAGTGGACGGATCAAGCTACGGCTTCGAAGGCCTGCTCAGTCTCGGCTCCGGACCGACCCTCACGACGAAAATTCATACAGTTCAGTTTACTGGGGCGGCTTGGACTGGAGTAGACAACTCCACTGACGCTGATGCAGCTCTTTACCCCACGGGGCAAGCCATGCAAGCGGGCGGCTCGACAAGCAACGTCACTATCACTGTCCCGTCTTTCCAGAATCGGGCGCGCATCTACTACGCAAAGCGGCCGGGAGGTGCAAATTTCAAGGTGTATGTGAATCTTGTAGAAGTCACAACGGTGGTGACGGACGGCGCCGCGGGCTACGACTTTGTTGAAGTTGCGATGGTCGATAACGGCTACGGCGACAACTCGATCAACATCAATTCCCAAGCTGGAGCGGTCACGATTCGCATCATCGGTATCAGCTATATCGCGGCGGTAGATGAGCCGGTATTCAACAACTTCGGGCGATCCGGACAGCGGCTTCGCTATGTGGGTGAAGGGCTTATCAGCAAATTGATGCTGGAGTCGGCAACGTTCATCATGGCGCTCGGTCACAACGACCAAGTTGACGCCGACGCTACAGACGCGACAGGCAACGCCTACTACTCGGCATTCATGCAGCGCATTGCATGGCTGACGTCCTACGCACTCCAAAACGGCGTGCGTGTAGTGGTGCCAGACTTTTGCTGGGCGGCGCTTCCCTCGAGTAGAACCCGCCAGGCTCTACGCAAGCTAGCTGCTGATACGGGCGGCCTCTACATCGATCTGCCCGGGGAGATTTTCAAAGGTCGCGAGTCTCTGACCGTCGCGCAGCGCAACACCTATCTCGTCAGCACACTGCAGATGTGGACGGATCAAAGCCACCCCAACAAGTCAGGGCACCAGTGGATTGCGGAAACCATCGCCAAGCGTATGGGCCTCACTGTTTCATCGAAGGCCCGGGCGATCGCTTATCACGATTGGTGGATGCCCTTCGCGTTGCGGCCGAATAACGCGGTGTTCACGGGTGAAATTTCCGGGACCACACTGGCTGTATCGGCCATCTCTTCCGGCGCCTTGGCACCCGGTCATTTCATCACTGGGACAGGGGTCGCGTTTCCGACACTCATTCAGTCCCAACTCACGGGAACGACTGGAGGAATCGGAACTTATCAAGTGACCCCTTCGCAAACGGTCGCATCCACGGCGATGACCGCAGGAGCGGCCTTCAACAGTCTGCCAGCCACATCGGGCTATTTGTCTGGTTACAGGCGAAATGGCAGTGTTGCCGTCGTGAAGGCATACGTTCGGAAGAGAGCCGGCGGCGCCTTCCCAGCTGGTGCGAACATCCTGGCAGATGGTTTCCGCTCGAAGTCCGAACTGGCAGCACGACAGGGGAGGACGGCAATTGCAGTCATTCACGCAACGACTGGGGACAAAGTTAGCACTGTCGTACTCGCAGCCAACGGTCAGCTCAGTCTGCTCGTCACTGACGGCGCATATGTCACCGATCAGGCGTTCTCTGTCGATATTCCGATCTGACCCATGACCCCCGCCACCCCGCAACCCGCTTCGGCGGGTTTTTTCATGTCTGAAAGGACTGCATGAATCAGCAACCCCTTGCCGACATCGTTGCCCTGGCCGTCCTGATCGCTGCTGCTGTGTTCTCGCGAGCGGTGGCAGAGGTGGTCGGCCCTTACCTCGTGATCGTCGTTGCCTCGGCCATCGGAGCCTCTTTCGCACTCGCGCGGCGCGAGAAGTCATCCCGAGGGCGTGCCCTCTGGTTTTTCACTCGAGTGGTCGGCCTGGCCGTGCTGCTGACGGTCGGCGCTGCGGCCGCAGTGAGTGCCTATCGACCGGATCTTTCGCCTCGAGTGCTGCTGGCTCCGATCGCGCTGTTGATCGGTTTCATCGGAGATGGCTGGCCGCGTGTCTTGTCCAAGGCAGTGGAGATGCTCTACGCGCTGATCGATCTTGCCCGCCCTGCCCACAAGGGCGGAAAGGACCTGCCATGAACGAACTCTATCTGTTCGCTTTCGTGAACGCGGCGCTTTGCGCGGCGATCGCGTTCATCTCGATCTGCCGTCTCAATGCCATGCGGGGCGCCACGGTCCTCGTGCGCGTGCAGAGCGAGTACGCCGGCTATGTCGGCGCTGCCTTCGCGTCGGCTCTGCAGCCTTGGTGGAACGAGTGGCCGCAGTGGGGTTCCCTAGCCATCGCGACGTCGCTGCTACTCGGCCTGCTCTTCAGCGGGCACGCCTGGCGCAAAGACAAGCCGCCGGCCACTGCTACTGCACCGGCACCACTTTCAACCCTCGCGGAGATTGATCAATGAATGACGAGTTGCACCTCGGGACCGAGGGCGCCGAGCTATGTCACTACTTCGAGCAGCTTCGGTTGACAGCCTACCCGGACCCCGCATCACCGAGAGCGAAGGCGGAGCTGGTGCGCAAGCCATCGTCGGGGCTGAGCGGAGCGCCATGGACGATCGGCTGGGGCGACACGGGGGCGGATGTAGTCGAGGGATTGGTCATCACCGCAGCTGACGCGGATCGGCGCTTTGCGTCTCGCATGGAGCGAGAGTTCGAGCCGGCCGTGCGCCGTGCGGTGCGTGTGCCGTTGACGCAGCGGCAGTTCGATGCGCTGGTCTCGATCTTCTACAACGCAGGCGTGACGGCGCTGAGTTCGTCGACGCTCGTCCGCCTGCTCAACGTTGGCGACTACGCCGGCGCCGCTTGTCAGTTCCCTCGGTGGAACATGGCCGGTGGCGGGGTCCTGAAGGGGCTGCAACGCCGGCGCGAAGCCGAGCGCCTTCTCTTTCTGGGAATGGCCGCGCGTCCGGCCATCATCTCTGCGGCGGCGAAGTACCCATGAGCGCCTGGCTCAACATCGTTCCCGGTTGGCCCTGGGCGGCGCTGCTCGCGGCAGCGCTGGCTCTCGCCGGCGTGAAGTGCTCTCAGGCCGATGGCCTGAGAGTGGCCGCAGCACAGGCTCAGCGCGATCTCGAGAAAGAGCGTGGCGAGCGCGAGGCCGAGAACACCCAGCGGGCATTGACGGCGCTCGCCGAGCTGCAGCGCGTTGTTGGCCTCGTGGCCGAGCATGCAAAGAATCAACAGGAGATTGTCGATGGATATGAAAATACCCTCCAGGGCCTCGAAGGCGAGCGCAATGCTGCTGCCTCTGATGCTCTGCGCGTGCGCGGCCAGTTCGCCGCCTACGCCTCCCGAGATCGTGAGGCCGCCCGAACCGACCCCGCTGCCTGCCAGCGTGTCGCGGATCGATCCGAAGTCGTCGCAGATCTGGCTGGAGAAGGTCGAGAGCTACTTTCGGAAGGTCGACTCGTTGTTAAAGGACGAGACGCCGAGGTAGCCGCGCTGCTCGACATCGTGAAGAATGATCGCCGTCTGCAGCAGGCGGTGCACACGTCTGCACCGAGCGGGGAGGGCGCCGCCCAACCCTGAAAAAAAGAACGAGGCGACCTGGCGCGGTGTTGGAGCACCTCGCCAGGCCACCGAACCCACAGTCCAAGCCTGTGAGCCCAGCCAAGGCCCCGCCCACCTGTACAGGCGGGCCGAGTGTAACCACCACCTGGACCCATCATGGCCAACCCTATCGTCCCGTGGCTCGGCGGCAAGCGCCGCCTGGCCGAAATCATCATCCCTCGATTCCCCGCGCATGGCTGCTACTGCGAAGTCTTCGCCGGCGGCGCGGCGCTGTACTTTCTTCGGCCGCCGGCGGAGGTCGAGGTCATCAACGACATCAACGGCGACCTGGTCAACCTGTACCGTGTCGTGCAGCGGCACCTCGAGGAGTTCGTGCGCCAGTTCAAGTGGGCGCTGAGCAGCCGCCAAGTGTTCAAGTGGCTGCAGGATGCCGACCCTCATGGCCTCACCGACATCGAACGTGCGGCCCGCTTCTACTACCTGCAGCACGAAGCCTTCGGCGCGAAGATCAAGGGCCAGACGTGGGGCACGGCCACCACGGCGCCGGCTCCGACCGTGAACCTGCTGCGCATCGAGGAGACGCTAAGCGCAGCGCATCTGCGGCTCCACGGCACGTACGTCGAGCAGTTGGACTGGCGCGAGTGCATGCGGCGCTACGACCGGGCCCACACGCTCTTCTATCTCGACCCGCCGTACTGGGAGACGGAGGGCTACGGGGTGCCTTTCGAGTGGGGCGAGTACGTCGCCATGGCCGACCTGATGCGGTCCATCAAGGGCAAGGCGATCTTGAGTATCAACGACCATCCCGCGATCCGCCAGTGCTTCGCAGGCCTGCACATGGAGGTCGTGCCCATCAACTACACGGTGGGTGGTGGCGCTGGCGTCGAGCGAAATGAGTTGATCGTCTCGAGCTGGGACGTTGCCGCAGAACCTGCGGGGCTGTTCTGACGGTGATTAGTCGAACAGGCCGGGCTGTGCTGGCGGCTCCGGCTCCGACGGCGGCGCTGCTCGCTTCTTCGGCTTGGGCGGCACAGGCGGCTTCGGTGGGGCCTCGAGCTCCCATAGAGCAGCGTTCGGATCAGGCGCTGGCACAGGCTTCTGCGCCGCTGCCTTGCGGGCTCGAGGCGGCAGTGGTGCGGGAAAGGTATCGACCAGCCCGTGCCACTGTCGGAAAAACTTCGTCGCTTGGTCGACGCGGCAGCTTAGCCACTCATCCTGCTCGTGGGGGTCGAGGATGATGACCATGCGCTTCTCGTCGCCCCACCTGTGGAAGCGCTTGAACACCGGATGGTCGTCGGCATTGACGGTGAGCATGGCAAAGCTGAACACCTCTCGTCCGGTCGCGGTCTCGGTCCATTTCTCCCACACGCCGGCGATCGCGAACGGGACTTCGCCAGGCTGCTGGATCCGCCAGCGAACTGGATCGGACTCGGGCGTTTCGTAGTAGGGCTCGAAGATGCCTTCCGCCGGCACGATGCAGCGCTGGCCCATGCGCCAGGCGCTTCGGAAGCTGGGCTTGCTCGCCACGGTCTCAGATCTGGCGTTGTACGTGCGCCGGCCGTACTTGACCTCCTTTACGTACGTCGGCACCAACCCAAAATGCCCGTCGTTGACGAGCCGGTTTCCTGATCCGTCTTCTGACAATCGAATGAACGGCGCAAGGTCGGTGGGGAAGGCGATGATCGACTTGTCGTCGCTGTCGCGCTTGGCATCGAAGAAGCTGAGCAGCCTGTCTGCGCGCGTCACGGCTTCGTAGTTGCTGCACATGATCGCTCCTGGTTGTTGGAGGTATGCCGTACCCTGGCATCAAAACTACCCGCCCCGGTAGTTAGGATCGTCGGTGGTTCGCGTCGGCCGGCGGCTCGATTGTCTTGTCAGGGTGTCGCCGATCTCTCTTGCGTGCAGCGACTCCTCTAGTTCGTGCTCGCGGGCACGCCGTCGTGCTTCTGCAGGATTCCCGAAGGGTGAAGGATCGCCCTCAAACGCGCTGCGCGTTTCCCACACCGGTCGGCAGTACCACGTCTGGGGGTAGTCGTCGGATTTGATGTTCTTCGAGCCGTGACCGCGCGCAATGATCTCTACGCCGCTGATCAGAATGCCGCCCCGGATCTCCCGCACTCGAGCTCGATCGAGGGGCGGGATGACATAGGTCTCGCCGTCTGGCTGCAGAAGCACTGCGATCTTGATGCTGCGGCCTGGCCGAGGATCCCAGATGCGGTCGCGATAGAACAGTTCACCGATCCGACGCGTGTGCTTGATCGCCTGCTCGGACTGCAGTTTGGCTCCCTCATGCCGGGTGCGGAAGACCTCGTGGTGGCGAACAGGTTCGATTGACACTGTTTAAATATACAGTAGTATTCGACCATGTCCACTACCCCTGAGAACCTTTGGATTGCGGCTTGCGCCCACCGCCTGCAGCGGCAGTGGCGCACGGTCGACCCTGAGGTGCTTGAGGATGTCGCGCGAGATCTTGCGCGGGATCCGAGGTTGCGTGCAATGGCGCCAGGGGAGGCGGCCGTCGACTGGCTGAAGCCAGTCAGCGAACTGGAGTAGGGCATGCCCGTCGAGCAACTCGCGATCGCAGTGCTGGGCTTCGTTGCGGCCTGGCTGTCTCAGGACGGGCGCCAGGCGCGCCGGCGGTGGGCGTGCCTGTTCGGTATTGCCGGCACGCCGTTCTGGCTCTACGCGAGCTGGCACAGCGCGCAGTGGGGCGTCTTCGCGCTTAGCGTGCTCTACGGCTTGGCTTGGTTGCGCGGAGTGTGGGGAGGCTGGTTGCAGCCATGGTGGGCCGCTGAGGCGGCTGAGCGATAA